GAAAGAATTTGACGCACTAGTTAATCTATCAATGGCTTATGATAAAATAGGAAATTCTACTGATAAAGTAGTGCAAGCAAATAATGCTTTTTTAGACCAATTAGCTTTTGGTCAAGATGTTATTCAAATGCTTAACAAGGCATTAAAACTCGATGATATATATAATAAAGCATTAGAAAATCTTGTAAATTTTGGTGAATTTCAAAGAAAAGAAATAGATAAAATAGTAAAGGATTTAAGATTTTTACAAGAACCATTAGAAGGATTTTTTACAACTGCTCTTGAAGGAGCAGGTGCTAATTGGAAACAGTTTGCAGATGATGTAATTAAACAAATTAAAAGAATTACTGCTGCATTATTAGCTAAAGCATTAATAACTGGCTTAGCAAATATTTTAGCACCAGGATCAGGATCATTAGTTTCAGCTGGCTTGAAAGGTGTTAGCGATGATGCATTAGGAGAATTTCTTGGATTTAAAGTAAATAATCCTTCATTTGGAGGAGTAGGCGGAGGCGGTATGGAAATGAGTGGTCAAGTAGTATTCGTACAAAGAGGAAGTGATTTAGTAGGTGTTCTTAATCGTACAAATTCAACAATTAATAGAGTTGGCTAAAGCAGTAAAATATAGAATAGAATTTTATAACCTTCAAAATCAATTATGTCAAGTTGATTTTTTATACGAAGGCTATACAGGAGGTATTGTTACATATTTAGATGGTGGCTCAAAACCATTTGTATTAAGTGAATTTAATAATGATGATGATTTATTTAAACCAATAAGACCACAAATTGCTACAATACAATTAATAGGTAATAATATTATAACCATTGATGATTTTATTTTTGATAATGATAATGACATTGAGGTTAGATTTACATTTGGTACTTATACAAATTATTGGATTGGTTATCTATTACAAGATAATTTTCAAGAAACTTGGCAAGATAGCAATCATATAATAACACTAACCGCTAGTGAAGGATTGGGTTTGCTTCAATACGATCAATTTGCTAATAATGGAGCAGAAATAGTTGGCAGACTTACGGTATATGACACTTTACAATATTGTGTACAACCTACACCATTAACATTTGTCAATAGTAGAATAGTATCTAATTTGTTTCATTCATCAATGAATGATACTGGTACAAACATACCACTTGACCAATGCTATATTGATGCACGTTCATTTCAAGTCGAAGCAAGAGAATTTGAAAATAAAAAAATAGTATTAGAAAAGATAAATGTAGCATTTTCACAAACATTATTTCAATACTATGGTAATTGGTTTATATATAGGTTAGAGGAATTATATACTCCATCCTCAAGTAATTTGAGACAAGTAAGAATGGACCCTTTAGGTCGAGTATCAACAAATACTCGATATGATATAAATGTTGGTGTTGGGCAAGAGGTAAAGCCAGTAACCCCTGATATGCTTAGGTATATCAAAAGGAAAACAAAAAAGGATATTAATAACTTTAGATATGAGTTATTTAATGAAGTTATAGAAAACGAAAGTTTTACAAGGGGTGATGAGCTTTCATCAAATCCATCAGCTATATCTAAAACATTAGATTCGTGGACATATGAAACTGGTACCTTTGCATCGCCAACTACACCAACTGGAACAAATTCTGGTCACGGTTTAATTGAAAATTATGTAAATGGTTTATTTGAAAATTCATATGCTTATTTTGGTATTGCTGCTCAAACTGGTGCATTTTGGATTAAGTCACAACCTGCTAATGTAAATAACTTACAATTTTTAGACATACAATTTGAGGTTTCATATAATCCATTTTTAGGTAATTTCCCTACTGGTAAAAAAACAACTTTTCCTTGTTGGGTGTTTTTAAATGGTGTTGTAGCAAATTATCAATTACTCAATACTGGTAAATGGGAGCAAGTTGCAGGTTCTGTACCTACAAAGGCAATCGAACTTGACTACGATAGTAATAAAGAGCCAGTAGCTTATGAATACAATACTATAAGCGTACAATCAGATAGAATACCTGATAATGGAGATATAACCGTATATTTTTATGCTCAAGGTCAGACGGGGATGATTGGTAATGAGTTAAGGATTAAGAACTTTATCTTTAAAGTAAAGAATCCTTGGGAAGTAGATACAGAAAGAAGAAACATATTTGGTCAAAAAATGTATTATGAGAAGTCAGCTACATTAAGAATAAATGATGAGTTTGAAATATTTTTTGGCGATAACTTCTCTCAATCACATAAGGGAACCATATACCAATCTGATGCTTTGACAATATGCGATAAAAGTTGGTATAGATTAAGATTTCCTAACGAAACAATGCCATTTAGAAAAGAGGCTCTTATTGCTCATTGGGAGAATAATAGGTTTAATAGAAATAAAATAGATGCTACATTTTATGGCTTAACTTATGGTACTAATAAGCCTATTGGACTAATGAACACAATTAAATTTGTTGATGACGATCCTAATAAGGTTTATGCAATCTTAAATTTAAGAGAGATAGATTTTTCTACTTGTATTTGGAGTGCAACACTTCTTGAGGTTTATGATTCAGATAAAGATAGTGGCACACCAGCAAATAATACGTTCTCAACTGATGTAATTGATGGAACATATAATAACCAAACATATGTTCCAATGAATATTACTTCAGCAGCAGACTTTATTGCAAATAGTAGTGATACTGTTTTCTCTTATACTGGTGATGATACAATTACGGTAAATATTACTTGCAATGTTGGTGGGTATGTTAATAACGCAGCAACACCATCTACACAATATATTCGTCTACAAAAAAATGGTACAGATATACAAACTTATGCAATTAGCGTAAACACATTACCTGAGCCTTTTAATGCGACTTTAAGTGTAAATGGTATAGTTATAAATAGTCAAGATAACTTAGCGATATTTATTGATAGTGGTATTACGGAGATTGAATTATCTACTGGGGGAATTAGTTTTAATTATACGGATGCAGTACCTTTTGTATATGATCCATATTATGAAAAATATTTAAGTAATTAAAATATGGCAGACGTAATAAAAGCAGAAGGGTTAGTATTGGCAGCTATGGATAGTAGCGGAAACGTGTATCCATTTGCTTGTACTACCAATTCTAGTATAACAATAAATAGTGAAAGTATTGAATTAGCTCCAAAGACTAATTCCGCATATAAGGGGTTCCTACCAGGCAGACAAACCTTCACGGTTAGCGGCAGTGGGTTGGCAAAATTAGTAGAATCAAATATGCAAGGTATCAATTTTTTTGATAACTTTATAACGGGTACGAACACCAAATTTAAGTGCTTTTTGGACTTAATTGATAATCAAAATAACTATCAATCTTATCAATTTGAGTGTTTTATTACCTCACTATCTTTAGACTCTACTTACGGAACATTTACTACTTATAACTTTACACTTCAAGGAGCAGGACCGATTGTTGATACATTGATAAAGGATCAAGATGTTGTGGCGAGTGGCAAGGTTACTGCTCCTGCGGGTAGTGAGCCTGGTGGTATATACAAACTTGTGGCAGTAGGATACGGTGGCAAGTGGTACTTTAACTATACAGTTACTTTGGATGGAGCTACCCCTATAATAAACTTAGGTAGTGGATTAAACGGAACAACGGTAACGCATTGTTACACAGCAATATAAATCAATAATTATGAAAGAAATGTTAGAAAATCTAAAGACAAGTTTATTCGGTGCAGTTGCGGGACTTCCTATGATTTATGAAGGCGCAATGGCTCAAGATTGGAAACTTGTACTTGCAGGAATTGGAATGTTATTAGTAGGAATCTTTGCTAAAGACTCAAAGTAGATGGAACAAGGGGTAATCATTACAATAATTGTACAGACCATTGCGTTTGCGATGGCATTGTCGAAAATGTTTACGGACATGAAGATTAAGTTAAGAGAGCTTGATCTTCGTGTTCGTACCCTTGAGAAGAAGGAGGATGAGATTGGTGAGAAGCTGACTAAAATTTTCGATGCTCTTAATGAGATTAAATTAGATTTAAAAGATAAACAAGACCGAACATGATCCCAGAATTTAACCTACCCGCCATCAGACAAGGAGACACTTATGTTCTCCCATTGTCATTTTGGGTTGATGATTGCGAGACAACGTCAATAGACGTAACAACATATGTCTTTAAGCTAATGGCTAAGAATAGTGCGGGTGTTACTCAATTTACTTGGGATAACTCAGCCTTTGTTGTTGGTGAGCCTAACCAAAGGACGGTTACATTAAGCTCATCAACTACTGCGGGTTATACTGCGGGTGAGTTTAGTTATGACTTGCAAGTAACAACTGCTACTGGGACTTATACTTATATGGCTGGGTTCGTTCAAGTAAATAGTCAAATAACATCTTAGAATGTATATAAAGATAGATTATACCATCACTCAACCCGTTATTAAAATTACCACATCCACAAGCAATGTGTATGTTAAGGTAACTACCCCATCCCCTATTTACGTTAAGGTAGGTAGTGATGGGAATGGTGGTGCGAGTGAGAGTGCATTGACATTATTACAATATGTACGCAATCAGACCGGTGCTACGGTGACTAAGGGAACGGTGGTATATATAAGTGGTGCAACGGGTAACACTTCTACAATATCTAAAGCAATAGCAACTACCGATGGTACAAGTGCGCAGACACTTGGCTTAGTTAAGGATGATATAGCAAATAATGGGTTCGGATATGTTGTGGTGTTTGGTAAGGAGAGTGGACTTAATACAAGTGCATATAATGAAGGCGATCAGTTATACCTATCACCAACGGTTGCGGGTGGATATACAACAACTAAGCCTTATGCTCCCTTCCATTTGGTGTATATAGGCATAGTAACAAGATCTCACCCAAATCAAGGAACTATTGAGGTTAGGGTGCAAAACGGATATGAGATGGATGAGTTGCACGATGTTGCTGCACTCAACCCAACTGATGGTGATGTGTTGCAATATGTTGCGAGTACGGACTTATGGACAAAAACTTCTTCAATTAATTTCGGTACCTGGTGAGAATTAACAAGTCACTCATAACTTATATACCAACAAGTGGGTCGGGTAGCGGCACGGTTACAAGTGTTGCTATGACCATGCCAGTCGGTGTATTTTTTGTTCTTGGTTCTCCAATCACATCAAGTGGTACTTTGCAGGTTGGACTCACTGACCAAATTGCTAATACGGTATGGGCAGGACCTACAAGTGGTGGGGAATCTATACCTACATTTAGAGGACTTGTAAGTGATGACATACCCACACTTAACGTGTCAAAGATTACGGGTGCGGTTCCATCAACGAGGTTGTTAACTATAAATGGTACTTCGCAAGATTTAAGCGCAGATAGAACATTTAATATTAATGCTATCACATCTCTTACGGGTGAGGCAACGGGTAGTGGGACAGGTGCAGTTGCAGTTACTTTGACCAATAGTGCGGTGATAGGTAAGGTGCTAACGGGGTTGAGTATAGCGGGTGGAACGATAGCGAGTACCGACTCGATACTAACTGCGTTCGGTAAATTGCAGAACCAAGTAAATGGAGTGTTGGGAGGTGTTGTTTATCGTGGTACTTGGAATGCAAGTACGAACACGCCAACAATCATCTCGGGTGCGGGTAGTAAGGGTGACTATTATATTGTTAGTGTTGCGGGTAGTACAAACGTGGATGGTATCAATGATTGGAAGATTGGCGATTGGATAATCTTCAATGGTACCGTGTGGGATAAGGTTGATAATACAGAGGCGGTTGCATCGGTGAATGGTTATACGGGTATTGTTACATTAACCACATCGGATATTGCTGAGGGCACTAACCTTTATTATACGGACACAAGAGCAAGGGCAGCTATTACATTGACAACAAGTGGCACAAGTGGTGCTTCGACATATAGTGGTGGTACATTAAACATCCCTAACTATTCTTTGAGTGGGTTGGGTGGTGTGCCTACGAGTAGGACAATAACAATTAACGGAACGGCACAAGATTTAAGTGCAGATAGAACTTTTAGTGTAGGTACGGTTACGAGTGTGGGGTTAGCGACAAGCACAACGGCTGTAACAATAGGCTCACAACCAATTAGCACAAGTGGTACTATGACTATTGACATAGCTACTGCTGATACTTCGCAGAGTGGGTTGATATCTGCTACCGATTGGAATATATTCAATAATAAGATGAGTAACCCAATGACAACATTGGGCGATATAATTATAGCAAGAGCAGCGGGAGATCCTTTTAGGTTTGCGGGGAACGCATCAACAACAAGGAAGTACTTCTCGCAGATAGGTAATGGTAGTGCGGTGACGGCATCTTCTTGGGAGGAAATTAGCGCAACGACACTTGGTGTCGTGCCAACAAGCAGAACAATAACAATAAACGATGTCGTGTTTGATTTGAGTGCGAATAGATCGTGGGATGTGGGGGATTACGGTACCTGGTAAGCGCAGATAACAATAATATAGTTAATTTTGATATATGGCAAACACATTAAGATTTAAAAGGGGATTAGTAAGTGGGATACCAATTGCATTGGCTGGTGAGCCATTGTTCACTACTGATACTTTTGACCTTTATATAGGCAACGGAACGACTAACACTCGCTTCCAAAAGTACATTGCAAGTGGCACAACATCCCAACTCCTTAGAGGTGATGGGTCTTTGTTGACTATGCCTATTGTCTTAACAAGTCCTTCAAGTGGGCAAGTGTTGAAGTACAACGGCACATCGTGGGTGAACGATAGTGATGCGGGGATAACGGGTTCGGGGGCGGCTGGTCAAGTTGCATACTTCACTGGTGCGACAACGCAAGGTGGGAGTAATAACTTGTTTTGGGATGCGACTAATGTAAGATTAGGAATAGGTACAAATACACCTACTACAACATTAGATATTCAAAGAAGTGGATTGAATATTTTAAAATTAAATGGCGGTACGGGGACAAATCAAGGTTCATCATTATATATACAAAATGGAAACTTTTGTGTAGGTGATATAGCATCAATTCTTGGTGGTACACCGAACACTGCTTTTGGTTTTTATCTGCCATCTGCTCCATTAGTTTTTTATGTAGGCGGTACATTAGAACGTATGCGTCTTGATACATCGGGCAATCTCGGTCTTGGGGTTACTCCGAGTGCGTGGAGAAGTACAGAAAGAGCATTTCAGATTGGCTTGAGTGGTTCTATAAGTGCGATTAGCAATGCAATGAAAATGTCTGCTAATGTTTATGCCGATAGTAGCAATAATAATATATATATTAATAGTTCGTTTGCTACTTTTTATTTGCAGAATTTAGGACAACACCAATGGTGGAACGCACCAAGCGGAACGGCTGGAGGAACAATATCCTTCACCCAAGCAATGACCCTCACCGCCAACGGGCGGTTGTTGTTGGGGACAACTACGGAGGGGACACAGAGGTTGCAAGTAACGGGCGATACATTACTGAAAGGTTCGGGGAACACATCTGCGACAACGGCATTGACGGTTCAGAATAGTTCAAGTCAGAACGCTTTTAGAATCTTGAATAATGGTCAAATAAATTTAGGCAATAATGCTTCGTCTCCTATATTTAGAACAGTTACAGAGGCATCAGTTAGCGTACAGGATATTGCAGGAACTAAACTTTTATTTGTATCTCAAGATACTGAAACAGGTTCTAATCCTTCATTTCATTTTAGTAGTAATAGTTTACTTCATACTTCAGGCAATTTAACATTTGCACAATTTAGTAGAGATTTTATACCGACAAGTGGTACAGGTACGGTTACAACTTTAAGAATATCAGGAAGCATCAATCAAACCGGCGGTGCAAACGGCATCACTCGTGGATTGTACGTTAACCCTACACTAACGGCTGCGGCTGATTGGAGGTCAATAGAAACATCGAACAACACTGGGTGGTCATACTATGGTGCGGGGACTGCTAATTCGTATTTCGGGGGTAGCGTGGGGATTGGGGCAACGAGTTTAACTGGATATACTATAAGAATAGGAAGAACTATGACTGGTTCTACTTCTGTTTTTGGCATTGGTAATTATGGAGCAATTCAATCTGGTGTAACGAGTTCAGCAACATATTACGATTCTTATGCAAGTACGCAATCGGCTAACTTTGGATTAACAGAAATAAGACATTTTAATGTTTCTTCATCTGGAACATTTGCAAACGTAACGGCTGGTGGTTCAGTAACTAATCAATTTGGATTTTATGTTGATTCGTCAATAACGGGTGCAACAAACAACTACGGGTATTTTAGCAACATCGCAAGTGGCACTGGTAGGTGGAATCTGTATATGGGCGGAACGGCTGCGAATTACATTAACGGAAATACCATAATGGGAACACTTGCTGCTGATAGTGGCGAGAAACTCCAAGTCAACGGCACAATGAAGGTGACGGGGGCGAGTACGTTTGGGGGGGCGATGACTTTAGCAATTAATCAAAATTCTGGAACAATATTCACAGCACAAAATACAACAGCTGGTACTAATTCTTATAGTCAATTAGTTGTACGTTCAGATGCAAGTGCTGGAGCAGGGGGATTTATTAAACATAGTGCAAGTTATACCGCTTATAAAATAAATACTCCAAGTAGTACAAGTATTTATAATGGTACTGCTGGGGATATTGTGTTATTAAATGATGTCGCAGCTGGTCAAATCAAAATGGCTGCTGGTGCTTCATCAACGGCTCATTTCACAATAGCAAACACCGGTGCAGCCACCTTCTCGTCAAGTGTGACGGCTAATGATAGTTGTACGATAACAAGAAGCCAAAACGGGAACACGAAGCTGACAATAACGAATATAAACACTGGCGGCAATGCTAGTGCGTTTACTGAATACAACAATGCTTCAAGCGGTGCATTGTATGGTAAAAGAGGGTCTGCTGCTTCTACTTATAAAATATTAACACCACATGATGCAATATTGTACAATTACACAGAAGGTAATATTTCAATATTAAATGACTTTGCGACTGGTACGATTAAAATGACCGCAGGTGGTGCATCAAATGCACATCTGACAATAGCAGCAAGTGGTTCAGCTACATTTAGTAATGCAGCGACATTCCAAAGTACTATAACTACAACACAATTAAATCTATCTGCACTAAACACTGCACCTGCAAACTCAACAGACACGGGTACACTTGGTGAGATAAGAATAGATGCGAATTATATATACGTTTGCACAGCAACAAACACTTGGAAAAGAGTAGCAATAGCAACATTCTAAAATAAAAAATAAAAACAATGAAGAGTATTCAACCAGTACAAGTTTGGAAAAATGGCGAAGAGAAACAAGCCAATGTATTTAATCTCATCCTCATCAACGATGACTTAGCAACATCTGCTACGTTCTACTATCAACTAATGGCATCTTCTACCGATGCTGAAGGCAATGTATCAAGTGAGATGTTGGCTGATGGGAACTGCTCTATGAGTGGTGAGGACTATCAAAATTGGGATGACTCAAATGATGGGGCGTATAATTATTGTGCAGGTAAGTTAAATTTGGTAATTATTGCTTAATTTCGATTATTCATATCTAAAAATTAAATACTATGGACATTAAAGAACTAAAGGCACAAGCCTACGATCTACTCGCACAAATGGAGTACATTCAAAAGCAACTCGCAGAAACTAACGCCAAGATTGGCGAACTAATGCAGAAGGATGCTAACGAAGTTAAAGAATAAGATACCCATACAAGTCGTAAATGAGTTGGAGAGTGTTATGCGTGAGTTTAACATCTCCAACCCTTTTCGTTTGGCGCATTTCTTAGCACAAACGGCTCACGAGAGTGGGAATTTTAAACACGTAAGAGAGAATCTGAATTACAGCGCAGAAGGACTGCTCAAAGTATTCCCAAAGTATTTCTCTAAGGAGACTGCACTATCATACGCTCGTAGACCACAAGCGATAGCAAATATGGTTTATAATGGTCGAATGGGTAACGCATTAAGAAGTAATGATGGATTTGCTTTTCGTGGCAGAGGTTATCTAATGCTGACTGGTCGAGTAAATTATAAAGCATTTTCAGATCATATTGGTGATGCCAACATAATGATAGAACCAGATTTAGTTGCAACAAAATACCCGCTTACATCAGCTGCTTGGTTTTTTGATAAGCGAGGACTATGGAAGATTTGTGATGAAGGATTAAGTACAGACACGATTGTAAAAGTGTCTAAGATTGTCAATGGTGGCACTATTGGACTCGCAGACCGTATCTCCAAGACTAACGTACTATCCAATTTATTAATATGAGAAACATCTTATTTTTACTTTTACTTACGTCTTGCGTAAGTGAGAAAGGAGTCCAACGCTACTTAGCCAAGAACCCCGATATGATTGAGAAAGTGTACTACATTGACGAGGTACACGATACAACAACAATAGTCAAAGACTCTCTTGTTGTTGAGCGCATTACCGACTCGTTCTACACTTGGTTCACAGATACCCACTATATTGATAGATGGAGGATCAAGAAGGTGTTAGAGCCTTGCAAGGATAGTATATTAATCGTATCTAAGCAGATAATTACGGATAGATATAAGGATGTGTACCTAAAAGCGAAACGTGATAGCGAACTCAACGACAAGGCTCTTAAATGGTGGAGGAAAGGTCTCCTTCTTACTTGGGCGTGGATAGTACTTATACTTCTTGTGGTTTACATAATTAAGCGTAGATGAGTGAAAAGAGCATAATAGCGAAAGATTATTGTGCGAAATTTAAGAATATGAAAACGTACACTCTTGCCTCCAAGATGTACAAAGAGAATATACCGCTATTTGACTCTATTCAAAATGCAAGGCAAATGCTTCTATATTATCGTGGTTTGCACGGTGATAAGAAACGAGCCAGAACAAAAGACAAATCCTATTTTATGCCCAAAACCTACGATACTACCAACTCTAAACCCGAGCAAGTGAACACATCCGCAAAGGTGTTAATCTTAGATATTGAGACAGCACCCATTATGGCTTATGTGTGGGGGATATGGCAACAAAATGTAGGTACTCATCAGATACAAAGTGATTGGTTTTGCCTTACCTGGTCAGCCAAGTGGCTATTCGAGGACAAGGTGTATAGTGGGAAGCTAAAGCCAAAAGAGGTAGCCGAGCAAGATGATAAGCGCATCATACAAGGGATATGGCGATTGGTTAACGATGCAGATATCGTGGTGGCGCATAATGGCGCAAAATTCGACATCCCAAGACTTAACTCAAGATTTATCATTAATGGGTTAAATCCTCCTCTCCCATACCAAATTATTGATACTTTGGTGCATATCCGTAGGCAGTTCGGGTTCACTTCAAACAAACTGGACTATGTAAACAAACTACTTAACCTTGAGAGAAAGAAGGATACTAATTTTGAGTTGTGGGAGAGGTGTATGAAAGGAGAGAGTAAAGCACTCAAGGAGATGGAGGATTATAACATACAAGATGTGCGCATATTAGAGGAGACTTACCTTGTTATAAGACCTTGGATTAAGCCTCATCCTAATATGGGTTTATTTATTTTGGATGAGAAGGAGCATCGCTGCCCTAATTGTGGATCTGATAAACTAAGTGAGCAAGGTAAGAACTACAACACGACTGCGAATGTGTATGTACTAATGAGATGTGATAATTGTGGAGCATCGAGTAGGAAAAGGCTTGGTAGCGCAACAATCAAACAAAAGCGACATTTACTTATCTCTGCTGCACGATGAAACGCATAAAAGTAAAATATAGCAAATTAGGTAAGCAAAAAGTATGGGGGTTTGCTCATAGTGATGGGTTAATAGAAATAGACGAGAAGCTAAAAGGAAAGAAGCATCTTGAAATTTTGCTTCACGAATGCCTACATATCTTGAACCCTACCGATACCGAGGAGGAGGTGGTAACCAAGAGTGTGATCTTAACCAATACCCTATGGGGTGAAAAATATAGGAGGGTGGATGAGAGTCCGCATCCTCCACTACAAGACGGGTCAATTTAGTATGCAGTTTTGGTTGTTATGTCCACGACCCCCATTTCTATGGGGGTTTTTCTTTCTATTGTGAGCGAAGTGAACAATATGCGAAGCAGTGTATTATGATAACTTTAACAAAATATATTTCTGTATTGTCAGATATGTTATTACATTTGCAGTACAACAAATTTATGGACATGAAAATAATCATTAAAGAAGAACTACGCGCCCTTAGAGATAGTAAGGGTGTATCAAGAGAGACACTATCGAAAGTTGCCAATGTAACTATGCAGACCATCTACCGAGCTGAGACTACTGGTAAGATTAACTTAGTTAACTATGTCAAGATTATTAACGCACTTGAAAACTATACTTATGATACATCTACTGTGGATCGTGGTAGTCACGTTAATTACATTTAGTGTAATATTATCTAAGCCACAATGGATGGCTACAATCGAGAAGCATAAGAAGAGAACTAATGACAAGTACAAATTACCACCTGAGTTTTGGAGAGACATCAACGAGCTTGAGGTAATGCTACACGAGATGACAAAAGACGATGCAAGGTATGTGTTTAATGCAATTAATAAAGTAAGTGATAAGTATATGAAATATTATATGAACTTTACTTACGACCAACAGATGTCAAGGCTAATAACTAAGTATAACGACAAAGTATTTTTATTATCAACAAAAACCAAGTAAAATGGGACTAAATCAAAGTCAAAGCAAGGGAGTGTTTTTAACTATTACTAATGGTAAATTGGTCCGCCAGTTTCCTACTCCAACAGAGAAGTCTGTATCAAGAGTTAACAAGATGGGCAGAGAAGTACACGAAGAGTTTTATGACTCTCTATCGGGTTACATCACTGACATCAAGACAAGAGAGTCTGAGTATGGTAAGAGTTGGGTTATCGTTGTAAAAGATGATAGCACATTCTTTAACCTTGAGTGTGGCTACTCTTCAGGCTATGCGATGAGCTTCCTCAAAGCATTGCCAAATGCTGACCTTACAGGTCTTGTTACATTATCACCTAAGTTAATCATTGATGGTGATAAGAAGCAAAGTGTACTTTTCATTTCCCAAAATGGGAACGGATTGAAGCACTTTTGGACAAAGGCTAACCCTGGTGAGCTGCCCGATCTTAAAAAGATTAAGGTAAAAGGCAAGGACACTTGGGATGATAGCGAGAGGCTTGAATTTTTGGAAGAGTATGTAAAAAGTACTATCTTACCTAAGATTAAGCCAACCCTCCAAGAAATGAGCGAGGATGATACACCTTTTTAGGTTTGGTAATTAGAGGGGAGATTAGATGCAGGTGCAATAAATCAAGGGTTCGATTCCCTTCTCCCCTCCTAAATATTCCCTTCGAAGCGAAGGAAAAGTTTGTTTCATATGGTGTGTTTTAAACTGTTCCTCCTATGTTTCTACATCGGGAGGTTTTTTTAGAAAATAAATTTCCTTAGTCAGGTGGCGGAATGGTAGACGCTTAAGGATAGGTAATATCTCAGTTATATGTAAATCCTAACCATACAGGTTCGAGTCCTGTCTTGACTGCTCATTTAATACTTAAACTATATACTAATGAAAAGTTACACTGTTACTAAAGACCGCATCGAGTTTATTGACTCAAGGTTTTATGCCACGCAAAGTGGTCAGTTTGTCCCATCAGTTACCACAATTTTAGATGCTTACCCTAAAGATGCATCGTATTTCAAATGGCTCAAAGATGTAGGCTCCGATGCCGATGCCATTCGTGATGAAGCGGGTCGTAGAGGCTCAGTTGTCCACGAACTAACCGAGCAGTATGATGATGGGCAAGAGGTCAATCTTGTTAGTGAGTATGGGTCACCACGTTACAAAATCTTAGAATGGGCAATGTTCGGTCGCTATGTAGAGTTTACCGAGATGCACAAACCAGTCGTGGATATGATGGAGGCGCATATGGTTAGTGATAATCTTGGATTTGCTGGGACTCTTGATAGGGTGATTAGCTTCCCCAATCGCACTATCCTTCTCGACATCAAAACATCAAATAGCATCTACCCTTCTTATTGGTTGCAACTCGCAGCTTACTACAAGTTACTTATGGAGTACAAGCCAAGTGTCACAGTCCACGAGGTGGGCATCCTATGGCTCAACGCAAAGACTCGCACAATCGGTAAGAACGGAGCAATACAAGGTGTAGGATGGCAATTAGTAACCAAGTCAATCAACGAGGTTGAGAAGGACTGGGAAATGTTCCAAGCAACTCACAAGCTATGGTTGAGCATCAACGAGGATATGAAGCCGAGAAATATTAGTTACCAATTAAAGCATAAGAAATGATAATCACACCACACGAAAAAGCACTACAAATATTTAATAGTGTGCCTTTAAATTGTAGATATAAAAAAATAGATGGAGAGGATGTTTTTTTAGAAAAAACAAGAGAAGAAAGAAAGACACAAGCATATACTATTGCAAGAGAAATATTTTTACACAACCAATATGATGTTAAGCATAAGATTGGCAAATTTGCAATAGTAGAAAATGTATCTAATTATTATAAACAAGTAATGAACGAAATAGCAAAATTATGAGCGACTTTATAGTAATCAATGAATCAGATGATAGTATCATCTACGAGGTGGCTGCGCTAATGCGCAGTCGCTCTCAGAAGGGCAAGGACACCTATGGCACAACAATGGATAGGGATGATCTAAGTACCGATGAGTGGCTTGACCACGCAATAGAGGAGGCACTTGATTTGGCGATATATTTGACTAAGATTAAGAGGGAGTTAGTGCAACTAAAAGCACTTTAGATGATAATATTCCATTATAAGGGATAAAATCGTAAATAAAGTGCATTATATGACACATTGGAAATATAGTTCTAAAATATAGAAATTGATTATATAAATTATAACTTATTCATTAAAATTAGAAATATATTTATAACTATGGCACAACAAACGGCAACAGAATGGTTAATGTTAGAAATGCTAAAACCAGATATGTATAGGATATGGCCTACATTATTAGAGAGAGCCAAGTATATGGAGAAGGAGCAAATAATGAATGCTTGGTTGAATGGTGATAATGATAGTATGTATGACCCAAAAGAATTAGACAAACAAGCAGAACAATATTACAACGAAACCTATAACAAATAACTATGGCACAACAAACGGCAGTTGATTGGCTTGTAAAAGAGCTAAAACTTGAAGGGTATGACTATACAGTAGAACAAGCAAGGGCTATGGAGAGGCAACAACTCGCTAACTCTTGGGACAAGGCTTGTGACCAATACATTTACCGTGATGGGAACTTAGTTAAGGTATGGCAAGATTTTGATAAATATTATAACGAAACATATAACAAGTCATAAAAGTCACAAATATTTGTATAATTGTGACATAAAAGGGATATTATGGAAGCAACAATCAAATTTAACTTAGATGAAGACTACGATCGTAGTTTGTTTGAGGTTATGAACAAGGCGCAAGACTTATTACTCGCTATTCAAGAGTATGACCAGAAGTTGCGCTCGATGTATAAGTACGAGGACATAGCTGATGCGTTTAACTATCGGGAGTTATTACAGAATATATTAATTGAAAGACACGTTAATCATTTACTATGAATACACCAACTTTATGTACGGGCGGAGATTGCCCATTAAAAGAAACCTGCCATAGATACACTGATGAAAAAATTGCATATAATTGGTATTATCATGAACCACCGTATAGAAATGATGATTGCAATTTTTATGTAAGTGATTTTGTAAGTAAAGTTATAATAAGCTCAACCATAAGACATGAGAAAAATAGCACACACAATTAAAGAGTACTTTGAACTCAACCAAGAAAGAAAGAACACCCATTGGAAATTAGTTGATGGTAAGTGGATGTTTGAGCATATGGGTGTATGGTATGACAATGATATGTTCGATGAGATTTATCCTCAGTATGACTACAAGCCGTTTAATGAGAAAGGTGTAAACCCTGGGAAGACTTATGCTTAGAGATTACCAAGATAGGATTAGCAACCAAGCAGTAGCAATCCTTCAAGAGCATGGACTCGTGTACCTTGCTATGGAGCCAAGGACAGGTAAGACTTTGACTGCGTTCGCAGCGGCACAAAGATATGGCGCACAAACTATACTCTTCGTAACAAAGAAGAAAGCCAAAGCTGATATAATGAGTCAGCTACAAGAGAGTGGATTGATGTTTCATTGTGTTGAAGTAACTAACTACGAGCAGTTGCATAACTTTTTGTGTGGATATGATCTGATAATTATAGATGAAGCGCACGTCATTGGCGCATTTCCAACTCCATCGCTTCGCACTAAAGAACTAAAAAGAATATGTAATGGTAAACCAATTATCTTCCTCTCAGGTTCGCCCAGCCCAGAGTCATTCTCGCAGCTTTTCCATCAAATGTGGGTATCGTCTTTTAGTCCTTTTAAAGCATACAGAAATTTTTATGCATGGGCGAAAGATTACGTTGAAATACGCCAAAAATATTTGTATGGTAAGACGATTAATGATTACAGCCAAGGCAATCAACAAGCCATCGAGAAAGCGACGAACCATCTATTCATTGCCTATACGCAAGAGGAAGCAGGGTTCACGGAGTTAGTAAAGGAGACTATACTGCACGTTAGGATGCTACCATCAACATATAAATTTTGCGATCGGCTTAGAATAGATAAAATAGTTACTAATAAGGATGGTGTAAGTGTGCTTGCAGATACATCAGTCAAACTGATGCAGAAGCTACACCAAGCATATAGCGGGACAATTATTGTTGATGAACCGAAGGTTGATGGCAGAGCATTTGACTACACCAAAGCTGAGTTTATACGTGATACATTTAAAGGTCAGAAGATTGCTATCTTCTATAAGTTTAAAGCAGAGGCAATGGCACTGCGTTGGGTGTTGGGGAAAGTGTATGATGACCCAATGGAGTTTAACAATGCTGATAGCGGAGTATTTATTAGCCAGATAGTGTCGGGTCGTGAGGGTATTAGGCTTGATACGGCTGATGCGTTAATTATGTACAACATTGACTTCAGTGCAACAAGTTACTGGCAAAGTAGGGCAAGGATTCAAACTAAGGACAGAGTTAAAGAGGCACAGCTATTTTGGATATTCGCAATCGATGGGATAGAGTATAAGATTTATAATGCGGTGATGGCTAAGAGAGATTATACCCTCGCGCACTTTAAGAAAGATTTCACACTTTGATAGTTTGTTATTAACTTTATTGCCCTTACCTTCATTGTCTAAACTATTATACTATGACACATTTAACTTTCTGTACTAAGGAGTTGTTCTACAACATTAAGTATTTAGGCGATTATTTAGGCTTTGAAGATTCTAAGGAAATTATCACAACCATTCACGATGTGAGATGCTTTTGGGGTGCTACAATCTACGATGACACCGATAAGATGAACATCGACCTCAAGCACACAAAGACTACGTTCTATATCAATTACGCTATACCATTAGAGGAATTAAACGACTCAGAGGTTGCAATGCTGATGCGTAAGCATAGCTGCATACTAACCGACATTGATGTCCAAGGCTCACTTCTTATCGATAGTGATGAGTACGAGGTCGACTTTGAGCCATCGTTTGAAGATGGTATGCTCAAGCCATATAATGTTGAGATATTAGTTGATCAGAAATATATGCATATAATCTAAACCACTATACATGAAAGAAAGTGAACTCCAAACACAAATCAAGAACCGCCTTCAAAAGAACGGTTGGCTTGTAGTTAAGCTCATCTCCACGAATTGGAACGGCATCCCCGACCTGTTATGTATGAGAAAAGGTGTGAGCATATTCTTAGAAGTCAAGACTGATACGGGGGTTTTAGCCCCGTTGCAAGAGCATCGGATCAAAACACTAAATAGCATCGGCATACATAGCCGAGTGGTTAGGAGCTTAGAAGATATAGATGTTTATTGTTATAAATTAAATGGATAGAATGCACCTGAAATACTTAGAACACGGAGTAAATGTTATAGCCGTTAACGATAACAAACAAGCTATCTTTCCTTGGAAGGTTTACCAAGAGAGGAGGATAACGCCCGAGGAGGCTAATACACAAATGTCTGACCCGAGGACTAAAGGTCTCGCAGTGATCTGCGGAGCAGTGAGTGGTGGACTCGAGGTGATAGACATCGATACAAAATACGAGACCTATCCGTTGTGGGATGCGATAAAAACTAAAATACCGACCGAACTGTATGGTCGACTTCAGGTAGTGCAGACCAAGAGTGGAGGCATCCACTTATACTACAAGTGCGAGGTGATTGAAGGCAATCAGAAGTTAGCACAGAGGCTGCCAACTGCGGATGAGTCAAAAGCCAACCCACAAATCAAGACCTACTGCATCATCGAGACAAGAGGTGAGGGTGGGTACGTGGTGGCTCCGCCAACACAAGGGTATACGATTATCCAGCGTGGACTTAGTGTGTTGAGCATTTCAGAAAGGGACACGTTGTTTGAGATTATGCGGTCCTTTAATGAGATTATTGAAGAGGTTGTGATAGAGGCTCATCAGCGACCGAGTGCTAAGGATTATGGTAAGAGTCCGTTTGATGATTACAACCAAAGAGGAGATATTGTCAAGCTATTGACTGACAATGGGTGGTCTTTTGTCAAGCAGAACGCTGACAGGATATATTTTTTACGACCTGGCTCAAATGCCGAGCATAGTGGATCATACAATAAGAGTATGGGTCTGTTTAGCGTGTTTAGTGTCAATACTCCGTTTAGCGTTGGCAAAGGATATAAGCTAAGTGCAGTGTACGCAATATTAGAATGTGGAGGAGACTTCAAGATGGCAGCCAAGCAACTATTCGAGCAAGGTTTCGGTGAAAAAAAAACATCCTTCGGGGATAAACTCGAACGTTCACTCTTCACTAAGAAACAAAACGGTGCTACTAAGGATGAGCTTGTTTCTTATCTTGTGCAGTCTCAACGTAAGGGTGTAGCTGACGCACAGCTTATGGTTGATGAGTTAGAGGAAAGGTGGGGAGAGCAAGTGTGTACGTTTTGGGATATTGATAAGAACGGCAACCCTGTCATCAATCGCTATAAGCTGCAAGTGTTTTTGACTACTAATGGTGGGTTTAGACTTTACTTTTATGATCCGAATAGCACAATTTATCGGCTCATCAGAATCAAAGATGGGTTCGTAGAGGAGTCAAGCACAGAGCAGATTAAGAGGTTCATCAAGGATTATATAGATAGGCTACCCGACTCGTTTGATGGTGGAGTGACTCCACAAGATTTGCTTGAGCATATTTATAAAGGTGCAAGTGTGTTGTTTTCTGATGCATTCTTCGAGTTTTTTGATAGGGCAGAGATAGAGTTTTTGACAGATAGTAAGGAGGTTAGTTACATACCGTTTAAGAACGGAGTGGTGTGTATTTCAAAGGATGAGGTGTCGGTCCGATCCTATGGAGAGCTTAACAAATTTGTTTGGCGCAATCAAATTATTGACCATCATATTTATGTCAACCAAGAGCAGGATAGTGCTGATATAGAGTATTATAAGTTTATCAGTAGGGTGAGTGGAGATGATACGGAGAGGATTATGTATGCCATAACTTTGATTGGATATCTACTACATGGATATAAGGACCCAAGCCGACCGTTCTCGGTGATTCTTGCTGAAGAGACTGAGAATGAGAGCAATGGTGGAGGCACAGGTAAAGGGATATTCGTAAAGGCTTTGGGGCATCTTTCGAGCCTCGTGAGGGTGGATGGTAAGAACTTTAAGGTTGATAAGAACTTCGCCTTCCAAAGGGTAGATCTCGACACTCGAATATTAGCCATTGAGGACACGAGGCGGAACGTGGATTTTGAAGGGTTTTATTCTATTATTACTGAAGGTATAACTGTCGAAAAGAAGAACAAAGACGAGTTATTTATCCCTTATAAGGACTCGCCAAAGGTGATGTTTACGACTAATTATACTATCCCGAATATGGGCAACCATGCTAAGAGGAGGCAGAAAGTGTTTGAGTTTAGCAGTTATTTTGGGTTGGGTCGTACTCCTGAGGATGAATTTGGCAAGAAATTGTTTGATGATTGGGACAAAGATGAATGGAATAGGTTTTTTAATTTGATGTTTACTTGTGTCCAGTTGTACCTGGAAAGTGGTGTTTTGGAGGTTGCAAACTCGGAAAAATTGCATCGTAAACAAGTCCGTGTACAGTTCGGAGAGGAGTTTTTAGAGTTCTTAGATAGGCAGAAGGAGGAGAAGGATGTGTGGATAACTTTCGAATTTATGTACAATGAATTTCTAAAAATGACTGGTTTTGACAAGAAAGATTACTCGATGAAAAGGTTCAGTAGGGCGGTAGACGAATCGTGTACTATTTTAAAAATCGCGTACCTGAGTACGCGATCTAAGGAACATTCGAACCGAAAATGTATAAAGTTCGTAGAGACTGATATTGTTAATCAGATATTGTAAGAAAAATGGGGTTTTGGGTACGCGATTTTGGTGATTAGTACGCGATTGGTACGCGATTAGTACGCGATTAAAGTGCTGATAATGAGCTCGGTACGCGATTTACGCGATTTTCCCTTGTTTTTTTTTGGTCTTGCAAAATTTAATGCGTTTTTTTTAATGGGGGGAGGTAGAAAAAAATCGCGTACACCGTGTAATCGTGTACTGAGATATGTCGAGCAAATGGTATGAATGAGATTTTTGTGTTATTATTGATATTATAAATATAATTAGTTATATATAAGAGTTATCCACAATTTAAGAAAATTTAAAAAGTAATAATATGGTGAATTTAGAGAATGTTTTGGAGGCAGTATCGAATGTGACTGGTGTACCATCCGAAAAGGTTTTTGGTAAGGATAGGTACAGAGAGGTAGCTGCTGCTCGGCATATGTTTTGCTATGCGGCAAGGATGCATACCGACCATAGTCTGAAAAATATCAGCAGGTTTTTGGGAAGGGATCATACAACTGCTATAAATAGCATCAAAGTATGTAATGATATGATTGACATACAAGATGAGGTTTTTGTCGGTACAATCAACGAAATTAATTCGTATATCATTAGGGAGTTTAAGAAGGATCATGAAATCCGAGTTGTTTTGCCATATCATGTTAAACTTTCCGATGTACGGGAGTTTTTGGAGGGGTTAGGGTGTGAGGTGAGGTGACCCAACTCCCTTCGGTCGCGGGAGTTTTTGGGTGCAGGATTTTTGGTATAGCATATTAGGGATTTTTGGTGGGGGTTTTTGCCAATACCCTATGGTAGTATCAAGCTGTTTTGTTCTAATATATAGAATAGTTGTTTATGCAACTAAATTATCTAGTAGTTAATCAACTTGCTTGACTAAATCAATTTTAAGGGTATTTTTAGCCGTTTTACGGGCTTTTGTTATTGGTTTGATATGTTGGTATCATTTTGTTAATTTATGGGCTTAAAATGGCTTGAAATAACCTCTGTAAACATTGCGCTCGAATTGTGCAAGCTCTTGTGCTTCGATATAGGCTCTGGTAGATCTTGTTTCATCATCTTGTCGCTGTTTATATTCAATATACTCCTTTGAATGTATTGAATAAGCTTTTTTCCCGTCCAATAATATCAGCTCACCTGGTAATATTACCCGCAAAGTACTTGCGCACTTTGTACGAAATTTGTTTCTTATTATAGTCATAAATTAAAAGTTTTATTGGTTAAAAATTTGCTCGATTGCTTCACTGATATTGTCAAGATCTGGTATCTCTGCATCTGTAACTTTGGCGATTAATGAAATTAGATCTTGCTTAATCTGTTGCGAATTACTAAAAATAAAGTTTATTTCTTCCCTAATGTCTTCAAGGTAGTAAAAATCGGTTTCTGTAATTTCAGCGATTAATGAAATTAGATCTTGCTTTATTTGTTCCATATGTTTTATATTGGTTAATACAAAAAAGCGCAAAAATATTGCGCTTAATTGTTTCGCTTATTATAAAGCTCATCAGTCAACCTAATTATGTTTATCAAATATGGCAGTAATTTGATCTAATGTGTTATACTCTTCAGGCTGTAGCTCTTCCCAAAAAACAACACAGAAAGCGGGAAATGGAATAGTTAAGCGAATTTTTTTAGGAATACGCTGGTATTCTTCTTTGAGTGCCTGGTAATTACTGCAAATAAATTCATAAAGTTCCTGACTAAATTTTGTTCTGTTCATAGTATTAAAGTTTTATAGCTGTTCAATGATATTGACTAATTTCAAAGCAAGTATAAAAACAATGCAAAAAATAATTGTATCCCTTAGGTCTTTTTTCATGTTATTTTAGTTTTGATTAATTACGAAACCGCTACAGTCTTTTTTTGCTTTACCCTTAGCAATAAGACCTATAATTACGCCTGAGGGATCAAAATAGCGCAAGTCTGTTGTATCTCCGTTAATTACTTTTACTCCATTGAATTGATCAGGTAGTGACTTTTGAAAAACTGCAGCAACATTAGTGCCTAAGCTTAGAGCAATTGCGCACTCTTTCTCGTTACTTTCAGAGCGCGAAAAAGTAAGCTTATAATTGCTACCCGTGTATCTTTTAACGTGGTTAATATTTTTAGTATAGTCGTAAAAAAGTAGATCACTATAAAAACTATCTAAAAAATTTATTCCTGTGTATCTCTGTAGTAAGTTAAGGTGATCAACGTCGCTGGTGCCGTTTAATCTTATGGCTATTTTTTCCTTATACTTTACTGCTTTGCCGTGTATCTTTAAAAGTTCTTCAGCTAATTGAATATAAAAGTTTGCGCGGTCGTATCCCCAAAATTTAGTTTTATTTATTCGCGCTAATTGTACGTTACTAAATGCGCCGCGTCCCGCAGTATTCAAGCATGAAGCAATGCAGCCAGCAGATGCGAAAGGACAGAGATTGAATTCAGAAACTGTATTCGCTGGGGCAAGGTAAAGGATAAAGGTAGTTAGCTCATTTTTGGACGTTTTCGCATTGGTGCTACCTTTACTTAATAGATTAACTACAGGCTTATAAGATGTTGTCTTAATTGTGGTTTTTACTGTTTGCATGATATTAATAGTTTATTTTAATTATTAAATTTGTTTCAACGCTACGAGCTTCAATCTTTGCGAAAGATGGATCAATACCTTTGTAGTTTTCAGTCAATTTACCTAAGTTTTCAGCTGGTATAATTGTTGCATAAATTAAATTGCCAACTGTTTTACCTGTTTCGCAGTCGACTGCTTTAAATTGTTGATCATTGCAGAATTTTGCGTAAAGTCTAAAATTTTGAGCTTGCATAATTTTAAGTTTAAATTGTTTTAGATTAATTTCCACTGTATAAGATTGAACAATACTATACCAGCGTAAAAAATAACTGATACTAAAATTGCTTTTTTCATGTGTTTTAATTTTGTTTAAACAAAGATAATATAATTGTATTTAAATTAACCAAACATTTTATATATATTTCTTTTAATAATATATTAAACTAGTATTTATCAACATATTGTGTAAAGATATAAAATAGACTAATTTTGTTAATTGGTTAATTTTACCTAATTGAAAAAGAAGGGATACTATATAAAGAAGGAAAGAAAAAACGAAATAGTTTTGAACTTATTCGTTGAAGACTTCAAAGCCTATTTGGATCAATTAGAGACTGTTAAAGGTTGGGTGAGGTTCAGGGTCTACGAACGTGAGAAACCCGCCACAAATGGTCTTACTCACAATATGGAGCATATAATAAGCAACAATACTGAAAATAAATAATACTACACAATTTGCATATGCAAGAGGAAAGCAAGGTTAAAGGTAAGTGGGGCGGAAAGCGACCAAATCAAACAGGTCGACCAAAGAGAATGGACGAACAAGCCATCATTGAGAAACTTACCCCAATGGCTGAAACGGCTTTCAAGGTATTACAACAAAAGATCCTTGAGGGTGATATGGTTGCCATTAAACTATACATGAGCTACTTCCTGGGAATGCCTACCCAAAAAGTGGAAAGCAAAATAGAGGGGCAATTAAACAGCGTTAACGTTGAAGTTGTCCGCCCCGAATTGGTAAAGGAGGAAGTGCTAAGTAATTGATTAACAATGAGTTACAATCTTACTTAACATAATAATAGTTATCAGTAAAATTAAACTATTGATTATCAACAACTTAAGCAAACATACTGACAGACTGACAAGGGTTTTTTTCGGGGGTGCATATACAATGAGGGGGTACATAAGAAATTACTTTTTCGGTAGGGTGGGGGTAAAGCAGAAATTTGATAGTGTACTTTTTGGATGTATGATATTTTATATAACACATATACGATGACCCCCAATTATACCCTACTTTTCAAACTGATAAACTAATACTAAGATTTAATTTTTTCACTAAAAGCTCTGCTTGACGAAATGGACCAAACACTAAAGACTAACAAAGTATTCGAGATACTAACTGATTCGGACAAGAGGATAACGGTGATGCAGGGAGGTTCACGTTGTTTTACTGGTGAAGTTCTTGTACATACGGAAAATGGTCATAAGCCTATAAGAGACATTAACAAAGGTGAACGAGTGTATTGCATTGACAATAATTACAAAGCAGTACTTAGACCCGTTGTTGATAAGTTTATATACAAGGGTGACCAACATAGACATAATGTAGTTACATTTGTATTAAGTGACAATAAAAAAATCACTTGTACTTATGATCATAAACTACTACAAAGAGATGGATATGTTGCAGCATTTGACATTGCCATCGGAATGTTGGGTTGCGGTTCGTGGGACAAACGAGCGTTACCTTATCAGCAACCTTGGTCGACTTGTAACGATGAGGTACAAGAACAAGTCTGGCGTGGATGGGGTGAGAGTTATGAGACCAGCGAAGGATGCCAATGGGTATTTGAGGACAATGATTCTCTTGAACGGGCAATACAGAACTGTGAAGATGCATCGGTTGGTAGCGGAACATTTCATATTGAACGAGAATCAGAAACCTCAAGTAAACCACATCAACAACCAAAGAGACGACAATCGAGCAGTGAATTTGGAGTGGGTGACATTCAGAGAGAATTTGGACCATATGATAGCGCAGGGGAGACAAACTTTCAACAATGGAGAGAAGAATGGGAAGAGTATCCTTACTTCAGATATTGTAAGGTCGATAAGGCAGGAATACAAGCCTTATGTGGTAATGATGAAGGATTTATCGGTGAAGTATGGGGTGAGCAAAGCAACGATAAAAGATATATTGACGGGCAGGAGTTGGGGCAGCGTATCTTAGAAATAAATGACGTAAGTGAAATTTTGTTTCACACTACTGCTGAGAGTGTATATGATATTGAGGTAGAGGAGTTTCATAATTACTTTGTTACTGATAAAAACTATATTTCTCATAACTCTGGCAAAACTTACAACATTCTGATTTGGTTTATTGTAAAGCTACTCCAAGAGAACGGCAAGACATTAACAATCGTAAGACAATCGCTTCCTTCTATCAAGGGTACAGTTTTAAGGGACTTTATCGACATACTTGGTAGACTTGGTATATATTCAGAGGACAACCACAACAAGACTGACCAAATTTATTCTTTGAATGGTAATATAATCGAGTTTGTATCGGCAGATCAACCTCAGAAGATAAGAGGTCGTGCAAGGCAGTATTTATTTTGCAATGAGGCGAACGAATTGACTTATGAGGCTTGGATGCAGTTGATAATGCGTACGGAAGGTAAGATAGTGATAGACTATAACCCATCGGACTTATCGAGCTGGATTTATGACTCTGTGATACCGAGAGATGATGCGGACTTCCACATCACTACGTTCAGAGACAATCCGTTCTTGCCGAAGGAGTTGGTGTTGGAGCTTGAGAGGTTAAAGGATGCAGACCCGAACTATTGGACCATCTACGGATTAGGTGAGAGAGGACTAAGCCAAGACTTGATATACTCACATTGGAAAACAACTGAGCAAATGCCCGAGGAAGGTGAGGTGGTGTATGGATTGGACTTTGGGTTTAATGTGCCAACTGCACTGGTTAAGGTTGTATTCGTTGAGAACATGGCATACTGCCAAGAAATGATATACGAGGCGAAGATGACAACGGAGGATGTGATAGATAGACTGAAGCAGTTGGGGATGACAAACTATGACGAGATTTATTGTGATGCGGCAGAGCCAAAGACGATTGAGGCTATGGTGAGAGCAGGGTTTAATGCTAAACCTGCGAACAAGGATGTGACGGAGGGAATAAGGACAGTAAAAAGCGTACCATTGTTTATTCACCAAGATAGTGTAAATTTGATTAAAGAAATTAAAAACTATCGTTGGAAAACGGACAGAAATGGTAACAAACTTGATGCACCTGTGAAGTTTAACGATCACATTCTCGATGCATTACGTTATGGCATATTTAGTAAATTAACAATCCCAAGTGTGACTTGGGGTGCAATATAAAATAAATGGGGCTATTAGATTTTTTTAAACGAAAGGGTTTAAACCCTAATGAGAATCAAAGCAGTCGTATAGTTGGTATAAATGGAGCAGTGCTGCAAGAATACGAGAATGGGAAGTATGTATATGAAGGATATTTAGGCAATGCCGATGTGTATTCTATTGTTAGCTTCCTTGCAAGGAAAGCAGCATCTATTCCTTGGTATGTATACAAGCTGAACAATACAGAGAAGGGCAGAACGTCATTACAAAAGTACAAGCAATTATCAAGAGGGTTATCGTTCCAAGGTGCATTTGAGAAAGCATTAATAGAAAGAAAGAATGCATACTCAGAAAACATTGTTGAGAACACTGCTCTTGCAAAAATATTAGAAAGACCAAATGAGTACCAAGCACAAGACCAATTCTTCGAAAACTTATTCGGATATCGTTTCATTTCGGGAGAAGGAAACATCTACGGCAACGATGGTAATATCGGTGGTCAGTTCGCTGAGCTTAACGTCTTACCAACCCAGTTCTTGGACATCTACCCTGACAAGAATGACCTTTACGGCTTGGTCGGATATCGCCTAATGGTTGACAAGGGTATAGATATACCTAAATCGAACGTGTGCCAATGGAAAACATGGAATCCAGACTTTAATGCATCTACGAGGTCGCATATGAGAGGACTATCGCCTCTTCGTGCTGCCTACAAGACATTAAGGATGAGTAACAACGCTGCGGATGCATCAGCAATGATGGCAGCTAATGGTGGTGCGAAGGGAGCAATAACTCCTAAACCACTTGGCACAGTTGTGCCATCGTTCACAATCGAACAAGCAAATATAATTAAGAGAGCGGTTAACGAGGACATCAATACAGTTGACAATAAGGGTAAGGTTGCGGTGTTGCAAACTCCGTGGGATTATCTTAACTTTGGATTATCGTCTGTTGACATGGAGCTTGTCAAGACAATGCAGATGAGTCTACATCAGTGGTGTAGGGTATTTGGATTACCTGCGGTACTATTTGACGTAGACACATCATCCTATAATAATTATCAGAACGCAATGCGCGATTTGATAACGAACACAATCATGCCGATGTGCTGCTCACTTAGAGATGAGTTGAACAAATGGCTTGTGCCGAGATATGGTGAGGATGTGTACATCGACTTTGACATTACTGCTCTTCCTGAGATGCAGCAAGACATGGAGAGGATGGTGCGCTCATTAAGAGATGCGAACTGGTTAACGATGGATGAGAAGCGTGTAGCGATGAATTATAGTGAGAAGGGTGGTGCATGGGATATGAGTTATATTAACCAAGGACTCGTGCCGATTGACCAAGCAATGATGGACTTAAGTATCGCTGATGATAACAGCAACGACAACGGACAAAGAGATATGGGGGATCGTGATGAAGAGATTTCCGAAGATCCCTACGGAAATGACGTGCCTGACGGAGCGAACAATGAGACGGCAGGTACGAGAGTCGTATAAAATAAGATTGACTGATGAACGCAACGCAGCGCAGCGACTATTGGTTGAAGGTGGAGAGACTGAGGAGGTCGCTTGATAGGAAATATAGTTCTTTGTTTTATGGTGTATTAAAAGGTGAGCTTGAGGCTTTTGCTAAAGATGTAAAGCGTATCGGACCACAAGCTGCGATGAGTAATCTCGGAGCAGTGGCTTGGGATGAGAAGCTAATGCCCATAATGAGAGATATGTATCGAGAGATTGGTGTTAAGTTTGGCAATGCAACATTTAGAGCGATAAGTGTCGATAGCAAGAAGGCTGCTGACCCGTATGGACTAAATGATGAGTTCTTAGATGAGCTAACATCATTTCTAATTCAATGGGGGTTCTATTTAGCTGCACTAATGACTAAAACTACTAAAGACAGACTAATACTACTTGTTACAAAGGCTCTAACGGATGGGTTGAGTAATGATGACATCATACTGCTCATTCTAAGCGATGCGCAGATGCGCTACGCTCGTTACAGAGCCACTATGATAGCAAGGACTGAGGTGATGAGAGCATCGAACAATGCATCTCTAAAAGGCGCACAGAAGCATCCATTCTTAGTAGATAAGGTTTGGATAGCAACAAGAGATGCGAGGACAAGACGGATACCTAAAGACTTCTACGACCATTGGAACATGGATGGGCAAACGGTTGAGTACGACCAACCATTCATAAGTGCCGATAAAGTCGGCAGACCAATAGTGGTAGATGCGCCAGGTGATCCGACTGCACCAAGAGGGTTTACAATTAATTGCAGATGTGCGGTGGCATTTATTCCACGCAGAGACGCAAATGGACAATTAATAATGAAATGATATGCCGATATACGCCTGTTCGAACGGAAAATTTAAACTGGGAAAAGATGGTGAGTGTATTTATACCACACGCGAGAATGCCAATGCGGCTTATAGAGCTTACTTGGCGGAGGAAGGAGAAAATGAATCTGAAAACGATAATGCAAAGAGTAAAAATATGATGTATAACTACAAGAGCCTCGGAATGGAGGTTAAAGATGTAGATGTCAAAGAAGGCATCGTTAGTGGTTATTTTAGTGCATTTGGTATGGTTGACTCCGATGGAGACATAATGATGCCAGGTGCGTTTAAAAGAAGTATCGCTGATTGGGGACCAAATGCTAAAGGTAGGATTAAGCATTTGCTTAACCACGACCCGTCTAAGCCATTAGGTAAACCAATAGAGCTTGAAGAGGATAATTATGGTTTAAAATATGTAAGTAAAATTGGCACACACTCTTTAGGTAAAGACTTTTTGAAGATGGTAGAAAGCGGACTGATTGCAGAGCATTCTATTGGGTTTAAAACATTAAGAGAGCAGAAGAGTGGTGATGCTAATCAGATACACGAAGTGATGCTATTTGAGGGATCATCTTTAACTGCGTGGGGAGCAAACGAGAACACTCCACTAATCGGTATGAAGAATATGACTACAATAGAAGATATACAAAGTCAAATTAAAGCATTCGAGAAGTTCATTCGTGATAGTGATGTTACGGATGAGACCATCGACCTATGTCTAATCAAAGTCAAACAACTTGCACAAGCACTTGAAATGATGAGTAGCACTGAGGCAGCTATTGCAGCACCTCCGCAGCAAAAAGAAGACAAAGTGGATGTAAGTTCATTTATTTCAATTATTAACAAAATCTAAATCACAATGAGCGATTTAAAATCATTCGAGACTGCCCTCGAAGCAAAATTGGCAGAACAAAAAGCTGAGGTAGCAAGTGTTACCGAGAAGGCTGCAAAGCAGTTCGATTCTAAGGTTGAGCAAATCAACGAGCAACTTGAGAAGTCTAACAAGACTATCGCTGAAGCAGTTGCTGAGGTGAAAGAAGCTAAGGCTGCTTTCGGTAAGCTATCTGCAAACGCTGAGCAAAAAGTTGCTAAGTCTTATGGCGAACACATCAACAACATCAAAGCTGAGATTGCTAATGGTGTTGAGAAAGGTTGGTCTGCAATCAAAGATGCAGCTCGTGGAAACGGTAAAGGTTTCACTTATGAGTTGAATGAGAAGGCAGTAGGTGTAATGCTTGAGTCAAGCAACCTAACTGGTTCTATCTACACTTCATATGTTGACAACGCTTACATGAGAAGTTATGTTAACCCACACCTAAGAAGCGTGTTTAACATCATCCCTGTATCAACTGGTTCTGTGTCTTTCCCAAGAGGTAACACTCCAGTAGGCGAAGGTTCTTTCGGTAAGCAAACTGAAGGTTCTGCTAAAGCACAATTGGATTACGATGTAACTATGGTTAACGTAGCGTTGTCTTTCATCGCTGGTTACGCTAAGGTTTCTCGTCAAATGATTGATGACCTTCCATTCCTTCAGGCTTACTTGCAATCTTCTTTGATTGAAGATTTCCAAAGAGCTGAGAACACATACTATTTGAACGCAATCGCTTCTTCTGCAACTGCAGGTTCTACTGCTGCTTCAGAGAAGGCTGAGAAGTTCATTGACTATGTTGCACAACTTAATAGCCTTAACTGGAACGCTAACCTTGCATTGACTACATATGCAGGTTGGGCATCTTTGTTGAAAACTAAGCCATCTGACTACTCTGTACCTGGTGGTGTTGTTATCGACAACAGTGGTAACGTAAGAATCGTTGGTATCCCTGTGGTTCCACATTCTCAAGTTACTGCCGACAAAATCTACTTGATGGATACAACTAAGTACGCTATTGCTCAGCAAAGCGGTCTTGCAGTTCGTTCTACCGAGTTTGATCAAGATGATTTCATTAAGAATCTTATCACCTTCCGTTGCGAAGCTCGTTGCGAACTTCTTCAGTTCCAACCTTCTGCTGCAATCTACGGTACGTTCTAACTATAATCGGGGAGGGAGAAATCTCTCCCCTTTATTTTATACTATATGCCATTTAGCTACGGGTACTTTAAGAAAGAATACGCAGAGCATTTATTTGAGAACTTTAGCATTGACATTGACATTCTTGATGTTGGTGCAGGTTGCGGAACGTATGGAGTGTTATTGAAACAAGATTTCAAAAACATTGATGCTATTGAGATTTATGAGCCATACAGAAAGCAATTTGATTTAGATAAAGTTTATAGGAGTGTATTTATAGGAGATGTAAAAGAGCTAAACCTATTCTTATACAATTACATTATTATGGGCGATGTGCTTGAGCATATGAGCGTAGAAGATGCCCAAGCATTACTTGAGAAGATACACCAAAATAATATTTATTGTATGGTAGCAATCCCATATAAGATGCCACAGGCTGATGTTGGAGGCAACAAGCATGAGAGGCATTTGCAAGATGATTTGACACACGAACTATTTTTAACGAGATATCCAACAATGCAACTTCTATTTATGAATGAGCATTACGGGTATTATGTAAACTATAACTATGAACATACTATTTAGCATTCATCTTTATCCTCCACAACACTTATGCCTCTTGGGGGTGGGCATTAAGTTGTTCACCCTCAAGAGGTAAAAAACTGCGGAGCAGAGATGATGGCGCATAGGATAATCAAACACTTACAATCCAAAGGGCATCACGTAAGGGTTTTATTACACCAAGCTAACCACTATAAGATTACAAATAATTATTGCTATGACGGAGTGGATGTATTCCCTCCAAACGCAAATGTGATAGATGGATTATTTAGATGGTGCAATGCAGTTTTTACGCATTTGGACTATACGAGATGGAGCATAGGCACATCAGCAATGTATAAAAAGCCATTATTCCATTTGATACACAATACTCACTTATACCCTGAGATACATAATGCAGAAACTTATCAACACATTGTGTACAATTCTAAGTGGGCAAAAGACAAATTGGGTTATAAATGGAGTAACTTTATACTCACACCACCTACCGATTTTAGGGATTTTGATATTGATGTAGATAGTGCTGATAATGAGTACATTACGCTTATCAATTTGAACGAAAATAAGGGTGGTAAGATATTTGAAGAGATAGCAAAAGCGATGCCTCACAAGAAGTTCTTAGGAGTACAAGGCTCTTATGACGATCAAATTAGGGGAAATATCCAAAATATTACTTATATTAACAAAACTACTAATATACTTGACGTATATAAACAGACCCGAATACTACTAATGCCGAGTGCTTATGAGAGTTGGGGTATGACTGCTACTGAGGCGATGTGCTGTGGCATACCAGTCATTAGCAGCGAGGCAGAAGGGTTAAAAGAGAATTGTGGCAAGGCAGGTATATTTATAAAGGACCGCAATGATATTAAAAGCTGGGTTAACGAGATTAATAAATTGGATGATGCCAAAGCGTACGCAGCAGCATCACGAAAAGTCAAAGCGAGAGGAAGAGAGCATGATCCGAGAAAAGCGCTTGATGAATTTGAGACCTGGTTCAGAGAAAATGTTAATAGATACAACAATTAAGTATGGCGATATATATAGACGGGATAACAGTGATTGCTGATGCGGTTGTTGAACCCGTGAGTCGCACCGATGCCAAAAATTGGATGCGCATAACAGATTATACTTCTGACGATACTTTGATTGATGAGCTTATCACATCTGCAAGGAAGCATCTTGAGAAGCTAACTGGCTTGTCATTGTGTAATAAAAAAATTAAGGCTAACGTAGAGCTTACAGGTGAAGTACCTGCGGTATGGATGGTTGATGTTCCTTACGGACCATTGGCTTGTGTGGATGAGATAAGATACAAGACGGGCATAAATAGTTGGGATGTGCTTGAGAATAATGTTGAGTACGAGAAAATCGGAGGCAAGTTGTGGTTCTATGCTGCTGGGTGTTATGAGATAACATACCAAGCGGGGTACGGAGACTTACCCGCTGACCTTGAGAACGACTTGCTTACGCTTGTCGCTTGGATGTATGAGAACAGAGGTAAGAGGTTCCAAAAGAGTGATGCAATAAAAGACTATCCTAATTGGGATGGACTTAATTATCATCAGTATAAAAAGGTTGTGATATAATGGCTAAAGCCAAAGTAAATATAAACCAATTAAATTCTGTGCTAAATAGCATTGACCAAGCATATATTACAAGACTTGATAAAATTGAGAAGCAATTTAAAAAGTCGATAGATAAGATGGCTAATGACGCTAAACGTGATGCGCCTATTGGAGTATTAGGACCACACCCAGGCAGACTTGCTGATAGTATATATTGGGAAGAAGTTGGCAAAGTATCATATCAATTAAGGGCAGATGCGCCTTATGCAGCTTATGTCGAGTTTGGTACTGGAGCAAATTTTAGTAAGTACCCTGGAAAGGATGCGTATTGGCAAGATATAGCAAGTAAGTTTAAAATTAATGGTCAAGGTAGAACACCTGCCCAACCATTTTTTTATCCAAACGTGAACAAGGAATTTAGTAAACTTATAACAAGAGTAGGAAAAATATTGTCACAGAATGCTTGATACCGCAAATAGTGTTAGGTCTATATATTTGTCCACTCTTAATGGGCATTTAACTTATGGTGGCAAGAACGTGCCAGTGTATGGACAGACACCATTTAGCACAACTCCTCAGATGTTTGTGATTATTGGCAACATAACGGAGGTAAGCGACAATACTAACCATTCATTTGGTAACGATGTGGAGGTGGTTATAGACATTTATAGTGAGCAGTATATGGTTTATGATAATAGTATTGTAGACAATATTGCTTCACAAATATTAAATTTGCTAATACCTACACCTAACGTGAATGGATTTAGCGATGCGAATTTTTTAGTTTATCCAACTGCAAGGACAAGTTCAAGATACTTGTCTGAGGTGGATGGGCAAAATTTCTTCGCAAGAAAAATAATAACAATAAGTAATTTAGTTAATCAAAAATAAAATAAAACAATGGCACAAATTTTAGGTTCTTTACAAAACATTGAAATTGATGTAGCTGGTGGCTCATCATACAAAAACCTTGTTTGCTTGAGGACATCTTCAGTTAATACAACTATGGATGCAACTACCGAGCAAACTAACTGCGGAGTTTTGACTTCTCCTTCAGAGCCTCAAATGTCTACCGACTTTGATGCAATCTGTGAGACTGCACCAACTGTTGCTCAAGTATCTTACGAAGATTTGTTGGCTGCAATGGTAAACAAAACTTTGGTTGCGGTAAGAGTTCAAAACCCAGTTGTTAGTGGTTCTTCAGCAGGTGCTGCTTATTACCACGCATTTAGCGGTTATATCACTGATCTTACTTTGAACCAATCATCTACTGAATTTATCAACTTCTCTGGTACTATCCAATCAAGTGGTGCTTTGGATGTTGTTGCTTAATATAAATTATGAACTATACTACTATTACTATTAACGACCAAAAGGTCGGACTTAAATTTGGGATGGCTTCGTTTAGGTATGTTGCCGATAAACTAAAAGACGGAATTACTTTTGAGAATGGAGAGATAAATGAGATTGGCATTGCTCATCTTATTTATAGCGGTTATTACAATAACTGCCTTGTCAAAGGAGTCTTACCCGAAATGACATTTGAGACTTTACTTGATTATATTGAGGCTAATATAATGAAACAAGATTTCATTGATGAGCTTAAAGAGATAATTAAAGTATGGGGCGAAAGCGACATGATTAAAAAGAATTTTGTAGCTTCCGACAATACTGAAGAGTCAGCAAAAAAAAAGAGTTCACGTGGGAGGAAATAGAAGCATTCGCTTTTGGTGAATTGTGTTTGCTTCCACGTGACTTCTACGACATGAGTCCAAGACATTTTTCTCTTATGATACAAGGTCACCAAGAGAAAAAAGTAGATACATATAAGCAGACAAGACTACTCATGTTTACAATGGTAAGGTTAATGGGTGATCCTAAAACCGCACCAAAGACACCAGAGGCTTTGTGGGAGCTACCAGGTGATGAGATAACCAAACCCACTGATGAAGAGTATAGAGAAGTCTTTAATAGATTAACAAAATGGCAGAAGGAATAAATGCATTAATATTACCTATTGG